TACTAATCTAAAAATTAGGCAGAGTAAATTAGACGAGTTACACCTGCACCGTAGTTGCTTGTAACTTGTGTAAAACCTGTACGCAAGCTAGCAACCATAACGCGACGCTGTGTCTCAACCAATTCTTGTGTGTCGATACGTAGACCACGCTGGTTACCAACAACGAAGTTGCCAGGAGCAACGCAAATTGCACCAACGTTAGCAAATGTAGTACCGGCTGTTGCGCTAGGATCACCAAGCTCGCCAGAAACTAGTACTGGTGAGTTGCCGATCTGACCAATTTGGCCAGTAAGTAGTGTAGCTTGTGGACCAACTTGGTTCATTGTCTGGAAAACTGTGTCTTCAAGTAGGTTGTAGTAAACGCTGCTGTTAACAATGTAAACTACATCTGCTGGATCTAGACCCCAAACACCTAACTGCTTACGCATATTACGTAAGTTAGCAACTGTAACAGCTGTGGTAGTATTAGTAATACCAGTTTGTGTTGAACTACCAGCTGCACTAGCTAGACCCTTAATAGGATCGCCTGTAGTATCAGCACCGCGAAGTAGAGCCTTGTCAACTGCACGAGCAATACGACGAATCATACCATCACGAATTACAGGCATAATAGCGATAAGACTATCTTCCTCTTCTTCGTAAGCTGTGTACTCGTTGGTAGCAACTTTGTATGCACTAAGAGTAACCTCTTTGAGTGCATGTGTGGCATTATTACCAGCACTTGTTGAGCTACCAAATGAAGAGTTGTCAATCCACTGAGCAGTACCTGCTTCTGGATTAACGGGGATCTTCATTACGTTGGTTTGCATAGCGATCTGACGGAATAGTGGTGCGACGACTAGGCGACGACGAACCTCAGCTTCCATGTTTAGTGAAACTTCAAGTTCCCAAGTAGCGCTTGGTACATGTGCGCCGTACTTTTGAACCATTTCACGACCAAACTTGGTGTCTTCAACACCTTTGTTAGCCATACGAGCAAGTAGAACAGCCTTTTCTTTGTCAGCATAGCTCATTGTGGCTGATGTACCATCAGCAGCAAATTGCATACGTGATTTTTGAACGGCCTCGAGTTCAGCAGCTTTTTCTGCTAGTGTGGCTTGTAGACTAGCAAGAGCAGACTTGTGTGATTGCTCTTGTTCAGCAACACGCTTTTCTACTTCTGCAAGTAGGCGCTCAGCACCTGTGTCAACTGTTTGCACTTGTGCAACAGCGGCTTTGATTTTAGCGTCAAGATCGGCCTGTGCACGCTCTTGTGCTGCTTTTTCTTGAGTAGCTTGAGCATGTTGCTCAGCGATAGCTTTTGCTGTTTCAGCAGCAGCTTGCTTAGCTGTGTCAGCTAGCAATTTTTCCAAATCTTTAGGATCCATGTTCCATTCCTTTGTAGTGTCGCCATTTGCTTCCACGGGGGACTCTAGCCCTTTAGCTGATTCCAACTTGGGCGCAAATTGCAGTTTGAAAAATTTAACTTCTTCGTCGCTGTTAAACGACTTAGACAAACTAAATAATGTATTTTGATTAGCAGGTACGGACACTACTGAAATTTCATGTAGTTCCAGTTCTTTTACAACAAACAGCTCTGTGGCTGCATTATATTCCGCATCACTGATACGAAAACCAATACTAAACGCAGTAAGTACTCCGTCTTTGATAAGATTAAACACTTCACCTGCTGCTGCAGAAATCCGTGCTTTAATCCACAAACCTTTACTGTCGATTCTATGATCTACCATTCTACCAATAGGCTCACTATGATCGTGGTATGCTAAAATTACTGGATTTTTCAAGTAATTTTGTACACCGCTTTTCCATACTGTGCTAGGTACAATATCACCCTGACGATCAGTATCTACGGTACTTGCGTAACCTTCGATCATAATTGAATCAATGCTGATATCTTTAGTAGGTAGAACACTTTTAGTAAATGTACTGGTTAAGGTAATTACCTTGTTTTTATCTACCATATGTTCTCCCTGTTATTCTTTAGGGGCAGTGGCGGGACGTCCACCTTGTGCTGGATTTACAGCACTGCCAGCAATATTAGCAGGAACACGTAGGTCGTCGTATCCTGGCATTTTTTCATATCGCAGCTCTACCCGCGCTTCGTTTGGTGTAATAATACCGCCATTTACGAGTGTTTGATGATAGGTTGCAATATCTTTTAGTTCGGGTTGCAGGGCACTTACATTAGTAGTAATTGCATCCACATCGTATCCATAATAACGTTCTAGTGCGCTAACAAATTTTCTAATAATTGGCATAACTGTTTCTAAGTAGAACAGCCGCAAGTTAGGTGAAATGTTAGCGTTATTACCGCCGTTTAGGAGAATAGGTGGTACACCAATTACTTGTAGTAATATATCGTTGTGAGTTTTAATTGCTTGATCAAAGTCTAAGTCTTTGTAACTGTTATTGCTAATACTATGTGGTTTTAAACCGCTGTCTAGGATAACTGGTCGTTTACCACCAGTTTTATTACTGTATCGCTGTAACCAATACTGAACGGTTTTTTCTTTAGCAACTTGTGATAGTGTATTGTCGCTGGTTAACACAAAACCAAAAGTAGCACCGTTTTCAAAAAACTGTGTTTGAAACTGGTACATTGAATTCAGCAAGTCAATACTATGTTGTGCTGATTCTAGGCGACTAGCGCCACGATAAATACTCACAGAACTCAAGTCACGAAAGTGAAATACGTCTTTTTCTTCAAACTCGATATAACCGCTGTAGCGGTAACCACGAATAAAGGTTTTGGTGTCAGTTAAGATTTCTGTGTACTGTGCTGGCAAGTGATACATAAATACACCATCAAAGTGTATAAACACGTTGCCTTCTAGTAACAAGTCAGTAAAAATAGCTTGACGAAATTCTTGTATGCTTTGGTAGGGGTTAGGCCTGAAGTTAAGCAAGTTAACCAACTGCTTTTGCCGGATACCGCTAACAACGCCTTCATTTAACTTATCTTTTACATCGTAGTCTAAGGAGCTTGCCGCCGATACTACCATGTTTACACCGCGATTTACAACTTCTAAGTTTTTAAATGCGTGTTGAAAAGTAAGTTTACTAGTCGAGGGGATGTGTGTGCCCTCGCCTTGTGCAATTCTTTCTTGTGCGGGATTCAGCTTTTCACGAATCCAGTCTGTAAAACGACCCATGTTTTTTCCTAACAAAATTCGCTAAAAAAGCTACCATAGCTTTGCTTAGGAACCGCAGGACCACCGCCAGCAACTTTATCGCGCTGAATATTAATCCAACGTGCTTGTTTGGGTTCGCTGCCAGGCTGAGGAGTTTTACCGTACACACCGTGGAGCGCTATATGATGCGGATTACATAGGGTGTAAACCTGTTCATATAACTCACTATGATGCTCACTAATAAACTCATCCCTAACAGCTAAGATACCCTCATCAGTTGAAATATCATATGCCTTGCGACGAGCCCAGTTTTCTAGCAACAGGGTAACGCTATGCAAGTGATGTAATTCCAAGTCCTGACTTGTGTTGCAAATATAGCAATGATCTTGCTTTTCATAAGCCGACTTGGCTTTATCTCTAACGTGTTTAACGGGTATACGCTTGTTTGTATTCTTTGCCATTTATTTTAAACTAGCACGTAACATCCACGAATGTTTTTTGTGTGCGTCTTGACGATCTGCTAGGAAGTTTGATAGTCCATGATCGCCAAATTCTTCTGCAACCATAAATAGTTGCTGAAATTTCATAGCCATGGTATCCGAATCCATTAGCAGCTCTTGTAGCAAACCTTTCCAGTCGCCTGGAGCATTTTCATCTTGAATATAGGTTAACTGTGAAAACTGTGATAGACTAGCAGGCGTTACAATTTGTAGTGCACGCAGTTCTTCTGCGTAGATATCAATAGATTCTAAAACTTCGTTATAAATGCGCTCTAACATTAAGTGTAGTTGGTAAAAAGGTTCGCCTTCTACGTTCCAGTGAAAATTAGCTGCTTTTAAGTAAAAACTAAACTCACTGGCAAAAACGCGCTTAAGTTCTAGTTGGTATTCAGTTCGGTCCATTATATAACTCAGTAATTTTTTTTATAATACAGGTATTGTACACCAGAAGCATTAATTAGTCAATATAAAATTTTTATGACCTAGATAGTGTATGTGTATAATGCATAGCGCAGTGCATCGGCCATGTGTGAGTACTTATCATGTACAGGACGCTCGCGCTGTAAATTTTCACGACTATCCCAACGATACTGGTCCATTACGTCTAAGACGTGCTGACAATGTGGTGATATTTTTAACCTGCCGGTTTCTACTAAGGTCTGTACGTAGGCAATACCTGGTAACACGTCTTTTTTAGCTTTGGTAGTTGAAATGTTGTAAGTGTAAGCAAGATCGCCAGCAAATTGTGCTGCTGCCGAATCTATAAACACTACTTCCACCTGCCAGCGATCCAAGTACTCGCGAAATGCTAGGGCATGCTTGTCTGTGGTAGCCTCGCTTTTTAAGTACTCGTCTACAATGTGGAAACTGTCACTATGAGGATTATAGCTGATAACCACAAAAGCAGTAGCGTCGCGATAGCCTGGATCGCAACCAGCAATGTATTCGCAACCGTCTTGGTGTGTATACTCACAAACGCCAACCTCACGACTAAAGTTATAGATCTGACCCTCAAACACATTAAAGCTGGCTAAGTATTCTTGTTCAAATTCAGCCTTTGACATACTACGTTTGGCTTCTTGCACATCCGACTCAGCCATTCTAGAATTTTCAGTATAGTCTGCTTGCAGTGAACACCATTCAGGATACTCATCGCTAAAACCACGTTGGTAAAACTTTGAAAACCAGTTTTGCTGACCGCGGGGTGTGGAGATAAAAATGGCTTTTGAATTAGGTCTGTCTAGCGTAGGGCGTAGTTGCACGTTAAATGCCGACTCACCATCATCACCCAGCGCAGCCTCGTCAAATAGGATAATTTGGTAACTGCGTCCAACTGTTGAGTCTACTGTACTTAAGGAACCCATGCGGATTGTGGAACCATTGCTCAACTCTACTACTTTGTCTTTTAGGTTATCACGTTCTACTTCTAGGTCAAAGTGTCTGATAAACTTACGTTGCAGTTCAAATGAGATGCTGGATAGGTTGTAGTTTGGCGAAATAATTAACACATTGCATTTAGGGACTAGTGAGACTAGCTGTGCAATAATATTAGCAATATAAGTTTTACCAAGTCGGCGGGCTAGTGCAGCGCAAACAAAGCGGTACTTGGGGTTATTGATTGCGTTGATTAGTGCAATTTGTGGGCGATTCATAGAATCCCAAGCACCTAATAACTTCAAGTAGTTTTCAATAGGCAGTTTAATAAAACGATCTTGTACAGGAAACTCTGTAATCTCATCACGGTCTACATCATCACGCGAAATTTTAAGCATTTATACTGTCCTTTTGTAAAGTCCAGCCCTTACATTGTGGTTTTTTACCATTTAATAATTTTCCAAAATCAGCTTGGTCTAGATTGTGTTCTCTACTAAATTTTCTTGCA